TCCGATGGATTTGAGGATACCAGTTTTGTAGATGATGCTGGTGATAGATGGCATACTGATGAATATGGTGACATGTCATACATGTGGGACTATAGATAGTGGATATTGAAGACCAACTAGGACTAGAGCATTTATTTCTCACTCAGAGAAGATGTAGGTCATGTGGTAAGGTCAAAGATTTATTGGAAGACTTTTATAGGACTAGAAAGGATAGGACTGCATTGTCATCATATTCCTATGAATGCAAACGCTGCACAATCCTGAGGATAGTTGCAAGTCGTATGACAAATCGGGTATTCGATAAGTGGGAATATCCTGACTGGTAGTATGTTCATGCATTGTTTCCCCACTGAAAAAAGTCTTTTTACTAAATATTTGTAGCATCCGAAATTGACCACTAGGAGACTTACAGATGGCTTCAACGCAACAATCCCCAGGTGTTGTCGTACTTGAAAGAGACCTAACCAACGTAGTGAATGCGACGATTGACAACGTTGCTGCTATTGTTGGATCGTTTGAAAAAGGTCCTGTCGAGCAACTGACAACCATCACTTCCGAGAAAGAGCTTCTTGCTATTTTCGGTCGTCCCAACGATTCTAACTTCGAGTACTGGTTTAGCGCCGCCCAGTATTTGCTCTATGGTGGCACCCTCAGGGTTGTCCGTGCCATGAGCAACTCGCTCAAAAACTCTATCGATACTGCTCAGTTTACCGACGCTACTCTGAGTGCCACAGATACCACTGTGACAGTTAAGTCAACCACTGACTTTGATGTGCTTGACCTTCTTCTGGTTGATGCTGAAATCATGTCTGTCGCTTCTGTGAGTGGCAACGACGTGGTGGTTTCTCGTGGTCAACTTCAAACCGCTGCTGTGTCCCACGCCGCTGGCTCTCAGGTTACCCTGATCGAAGCCGCTGGCACTGCTTCGACAATCAATGAAGGCGCTACCTTCACTGATGCTGATCTGACCCTGACTGTTGCCTCTGCTGCAACACTCAACGCAGGCACCAACTCCTACATCAGAGTTGACAACGAGGTCATGCAGGTTACTGCTGTTGCAGGTAACGACCTGACCGTGACTCGCGCTGTCCTGGGCACCACTGCTGCTGCTCACACTGATGGATCGACAGTTAGCCTGCTGACCGTCACCAGCAACAAGACCCAACTCAACGAGCAAACCGCTACTGGCATTACTCCTCCCCTGATCAAGAATCTGGATGAGTATGAGAATGTCGTTAAGGACGCTGCTAACAACTGGAAGTTTGCTGCTAAGACCCCTGGTTCTTTTGGCAACTCTGTCCGTGTTGTGATGACAGACGCTGGCGCTGATCAGGTCCTGTATTGCTCGCAACCCTCCTCTGCTGAGTGGGAATTCACCACAGGTAACGAGGTTTCCTATAGCGCAGCAAACATCTACGCTAAGGTCTACTCCTACACTGTGATCCTGACTCTGAAGGATGACTCCAGTCTGGTTGGATCTTGGACTGCTGGCAACTTCTTCACTGCCGACTCGGGTAACATCACTGGTAGCATCGTTGCCTATGATGCTAAGCACAAGAAACTGGAAGTCGAAATCGACGGCACTTCTTCTACTGCTTTCATCGCTGGCGATACCGATGGTCATGGTGAGCTGACTGAGCTTGCCAACTCTGCTGGAGCTCCTGGATCTGCCACTGGCACCTCTGCTGCTATCGAATCCATCAACCGTGAGCTGAGAGTTTCTCTGAATCCTCAGTCTCCCAAATTCCAAGCAAACCAGACTGTTGTTGAAGATGGCGCTTCTGCCACCGTCAGCCTCACTGCTGTTGCTGATGACTATGAGACTCGTCTCTATGGCAACGATGAGAAGTGGATCAATATCGCTCCTCGTCCTGGCACATCTGCTTGGGCAGAAGATCGTGGCGGCACTCGTGACCTCCTGCACGTCCTCGTCCTTGATGGCGATGGTGCTCTGACTGGCACTCCTGGTGCTCTGCTTGAGAAATTCACCAACCTGTCTAAGGCAACCGACGCTAAGAGTCCTCAAGGCGACACCCTCTACTATGTGGATGTCCTGATGAATCAGTCCCAGTATATCTACTGGGGTGGTCATGAGAGTGCTAGAGTCTTTGATCGTAGCGCTACAGCTAATGGCAGCTGGGGTAACACCGTTACCAACCGCGACTTCGACCTTCTGAAGAATGATGCTGCTCTTTGGAGTCAGGATAACATCACTGGTCTCGATCCTAAGTCCACCCCTCTGGTTGGCACTAAGAATCAGGCAACTGTCAAGTATCACCTGCAAGGTGGCGTCGATGGTTATACCGTTGATCGTCCTTCCCTGCTTGCTGGTTATGATCTGTTTGCTGATCCCGAGACCGAGGAAGTTGATTACATCCTCATGGGTCCTGGCATGAGCTCTGTTGGTGACTCTGTTGCCAAAGCACAGAAGGTTATCGACATCGCTGCTAGCCGTAAGGATTGCATGGCGTTTGTCTCCCCCCACCGCACCGATATTATCGGTCAACCCAATACGACTACAATCGTTGACAAGACAATCTCCTTCTTCGATCAACTGTCTTCCAGCTCCTACGCTGTGTTTGACAACAACTACAAGTACATCTACGACAAGTATAACGACAAGTATCGTTACATCCCCTGTAACGCTGACGTTGCTGGTCTTGTCCTTGGCACATCGATCAACCAAGAGCCCTGGTTCTCTCCTGCAGGTTTCCAAAGAGGTCAACTTCGCAACGCTGTGAAGCTTGCCTACTCCCCCCTGAAGGATCACAGAGATCGCCTGTATTCTGCTCGCATTAACCCGATCGTTGCATTCCCTGGCGAGGGCATTGTCCTCTTCGGTGATAAGACCGCTCTGGCACATTCTTCGGCATTCGACCGTATCAATGTCCGTCGTCTCTTCCTCGTTATCGAGGCTGCTATTGCCGAGGCTGCTAAGACTCAACTCTTTGAATTGAATGATGAGTTTACTCGTCAGGCATTCAAGAATCTGGTTGATCCTTACATGCGCTCTGTCCAGTCCCGCCGTGGTGTGACTGACTTCCTGGTTGTGTGTGATGGCACAAACAACACTCCTGAGTCCATCGACCGTGGAGAGTTCTATGCTGAGATCTTCGTGAAGCCCACAAGATCCATCAACTACATCACACTTACATTCACTGCTACCAGGACTGGTGCAAGCTTCAATGAGGTTGTGAGCTAACTTGTTATCCAGTGGGGGACTTCGGTCCCCCTTCCGTAAACCGTGCTACGACTTCGTAGTCAATCATTTTCCAAATAGGAGTTACAAAAATGGCCAACAATGTCGAAGGGGGGAGTATCTATACTCCTATTTTTGATTTCAGAAATAGAATCGGAGATCTTGCCCGCCCTAACCAATTCCAAGTTGAATTGGTTTTCCCTCAAGGTCTTGACCAACCGTCAGTCGGCGGCGCAACAGGTCAACAAAACAATAGAGAAACTGCTGCTGGTGCTGCTCGTGGTGGTAGCGAGAGTCTTGCAACCCTCCTCGTTAAGGCAGCAAACATCCCTGCATCTACAGTGGGTGTTGTGGAAGTCCCCTATCGCGGTCGCACTCTGAAGATCGCTGGTGACCGCACATTTGAGCCTTGGACAGTTACAATCCTCAACGATGCTGACTTCGCTATCCGTGCGAAACTTGAAGCATGGTCCACCAGAATCCAAGCGCTGCAACAGAATAAGCAAGAGTATGATTCTCCTGCCGACTATCAAACTAATGCCATCGTGCGTCAGTATGATCGTCAAGGTGCCCAGACTCGTGCCTATCAATTCCAAGGTATTGGGCCGAGCAACATCAGTGCGATTGATCTCGCCTGGGATAGCAACGACACTGCTGAGGAGTATACTGTTGAATTCCAAGTCCAATACTGGACATACACTGATGATGTTAACGCTGCTAACCACCAGGGAGGCAACTGATCAAATAGGGGAATAATCTGATATAATAAATAATAAATATACAGCGACGACAGGTAAATGTCACAGTTATTTGGTTATTCCCTTGATAGAAAGAAGGGCTCATCTAAGGTGGGTCCTTCTTTTGTGCGTAAAGACACAGAAGATGCCGCCGAGCCTATAGTTGCAGGTGGTTACTTCGGTCAGTATGTAGACTTTGGGGATAAAGAATCTGCAAAAGGTAGTGAGCAAGATCTCATTGGTAGATACCGTGAGATGTCACTTCACCCAGAGTGTGATTCTGCCATTAACGACATCGTTAACGAAGCCATCGCTGGCGAGTTGGATGATCACCCTGTAGACATTGAGTTGTCTAACCTGAAGGTCCCCGATTCTGTCAAGAAAAGAATTAGAGAAGAGTTTGAGAATGTGCTTTCTCTTCTCGATTTTGATAGAAGGTGCTATGACATTTTCCGTCGCTGGTATATTGACGGGAGACTCTTCTATCATAAGATGATCAATCCTGAAGATCCTTCAGCAGGTATCTCAGAAATCCGCTATATAGATCCGAGGAAGATCAAAAAGGTTGTTGAATACGACAAACCTAACAAGGATAAGTTAGCGAATCCTATTGATCCTCAAACTGCAAGTCTTGTCCCCAAGAGCATCGAATACTATATCTATGCTCCCAAAGGACTTAGAGGATACGAAAACCATGGTGTAAGGATTGCTCCTGATGCAATCTGCTATGTCCACTCTGGTAAGTTGGATATGAATCGCAATATTGTTTTGTCGCACATGCACAAAGCAATTAAAGCACTCAACCAACTTCGTATGATCGAAGACTCTCTGGTCATTTATCGTCTGTCCAGAGCACCTGAGCGTAGAATTTTCTACATTGACGTGGGTAATCTGCCCAAACAAAAGGCAGAGCAATACCTTCGTGAGGTGATGTCTCGCTATCGCAATAAGCTTGTTTACAATGCTGACACTGGCGAGATTCGTGACGATAAGAAATTTATGTCTATGTTGGAAGACTTTTGGCTTCCTCGCCGCGAGGGAGGGCGTGGCACAGAAATTTCTACCCTACCTGGCGGGCAAAACCTCGGAGAATTGGAAGACGTTAAGTACTTCCAAAAGAAACTGTATCGTGCTCTGAATGTCCCTGAGTCACGATTGGAATCTGACAACACTTTCAACGTTGGTAGATCTGCAGAGATCACCCGCGATGAAGTTAAATTCCAGAAGTTTATCGTTAGACTGAGAAAGCGTTTTAGTGATCTCTTCAACGATCTTCTGAAAACTCAACTGGTCCTCAGGGGTGTTATCACCCTTGAAGATTGGGATGATATGAAGGAGCATATCCAATACGATTTCGTTGCGGACAACTACTTCAGCGAATTAAAAGAGAAGGAGCTGCTCAATGAGCGCATGGCTCTTCTCGCACAGATGGACCCTTACGCTGGCAAGTATTTCTCTCTTGAGTATCTTCGTCGTCAAATTCTACGTCAGACTGACAATGAGTTTAACGAGATCGATAAGCAGATGGGGAAAGAAAGTGCAGATGGG